TATATTTCTAATAAGATTTTTTTTTAGTGTTGACTATAAAACTCAATTCTTTGTATTCTATTTTTCAAATTTTGTACTTCAGAAATGAGTTTAAAAATACATAAGAAACATATCCCGCAAACAAAGTATAAAAACTCAATCATTTTTAACCTCTATTTTATTTTATTTTTATAAATATCATAAATAACACTAATGGCAACATCTTTTGAAATACTTACATGAGAAGAAAATTTCAATACTTTTCCAATTTTAACATTACTTAAATCTCTTGGCTCCTGAGGTGGTTTTTTTGGCGCTGGTGGTGGTTCACGGTTTTTATCGTCCATATTATTTTCCTTCGTAATAAGATTTAACATATTTCGCATAATTAGCTAAAAAATCTATGCGAGTTGCAGCCCCCTTGGGTGTGTTGTAATATTGCTTGTAATAATCCCACATGGCATCGATATTACCAAATTGTGGAATAGCTTCTTTAACGCGGAGATAATGCAGCCGGCATAATAATGTCGCGTATCTTAAATCATATATTAGATTATTGGCTGTATTAATTTTGTATATTGGAGGAATTCTTGTGTCACAATATTTTCGTATATCGTCATGGGTCGCATCTTCCATTTGATAAATACCCTTAGCGATTGAAACAGGAAATTGAGCTAAATATGTACCCATATTTGATTCTTGTGCGCACGTTAATGCGAGCAATTGCTCTGCCGCAGGGCTATATAAGTCCAATCCCTTGAGAGTCGGTTGAATAATTAGCTCGATGAGCTGTTTAGTGTTTATACCCATTATTTCTCCGTGTTTGCTAAGCAAAACGAACTGTCAAGAAAAACTTGACTGTTCATAAAATCTATACATTTGAGGCATACAAGATTGCCATCAGGGCCAATCTCACAGCATTCACCATAAGCTTTGCATTCAATGCATATTCCAGTCGGGGGTTTATAGGGTTCGCTCACGTTTATTTGCATGATTGCTCCTTCTTTTGAAGATTTATATATTTGATCCCCATGTGAGCATATATAACTTCTTCCCGATATTCTTCGATGGAGTCTATATATTCTTTATATTTTATCTTGCATTCAGCGAGATGATTTGGTATTTGAATAGCAGCCGTTTTCAAACAATCGATACACAATTTACTGCCCAATATGTTTATCAAGCATAAATCCGGATATTGCATTTCCCATTCATATCTAAATCCATAGCAAAAATCTTTATTATCATACCACTCTCGGGAGCAGCTCACATATAAAGTATCCTTAAATTTCTTTCTTACTTCGTAAGTTAGTTCATCAATCATTGCGCCTCCTTAATTTCTAAAAATGTTTTCTTTAGATCATATTCTGTGAATAAGTCTGCGATGTTGTATATAAATACAGTTATTATTAGCATTATTATCATAATCGGGATGTATTCATAGAAATCGCTAGACATGCCCTACCTCCTTAATCATTAAATATATACCTTCAGCATCTGTCACAGTCTTGGCAAAACTACATGAGACTATTTGATTGTCATCCAAATATGCAATTCCATTCAATGCGTCAAAAACTAGCTTTCCCAGGTTATCTATATCAACTCGACAAGCTTTCTTGAACTGGAAGATAGCCGTCAGATATACGGGGTTTTTAGTAATCTCAATCCTATTCGCAAGCATATATGCAGTCACTGTCCAGGCAATTATCTCTTCAGCTTGAAGCGTCTTCTGTGGGGTATAAACTCGTCCTTTGCCAAATCTCGGGCGTCCCTTAGGAACCGGTTTCATGGGGATGAAGAGTTCAATCATCTGCAACTTCTCTTTCTTTGTGAAACTGCTCTAAAGCCTCCCTGTATCGCTTTGTGGCCTCTTGCATGGCAATCCTATTGTCTATGGTGCTGTGCCTTTTAAATCTCTCTGAGGCGTCCATAAGATCTTCTTCGAGTATGTCTAATTCATATTGATTCATGATGTCCCTTTAGCTCGGCTATTTTAGATTCCCATCGATTGCATCTATCTGTTATTTCTTTCCGTCTTTTTATTTGCTCGGGTTCCTCTTCGTTCAATCTTATAAAATCGTATTTAAGGAGTTTATTGATAAATTCCATTCGCTCGGATTCGGCTTTGCGCGTTAAAACCAAGGCTTCTTCCATAAACTTAACCTGCTCTCGGGGAATGGATGTATCGTTTATATTTTTCACAGTGCCATTAGGTCCTTGGTACAATAATATTGCCATTATTTCCTCACATTAAAGAATAGATGTCCCGCTGAGAAAGCTTAAGTACTTCATCGTATGGAATTTCATCTAGCTTTTCCTCTAAGAACCTTTCTTGATTCTTAAGTGTATCCCTTTTTTTGGGGTCATTACAAAATGTAAGCGCCCATTGAATGCCACCATAACAGATTAAGATTTTCTCCAAATCAATTATTTTGTGTTGCTTCTTTTCCATTTATCTACATCCTCTTTTTTCCACCGTTTCATCTTTCGTGTAATAACTAAGCATGGCGCAAAATTTCCAAGCCTAACCAAGTTATTTAAAGTCCAACGAGATATATTTAAATATTCACATACCTCGCTTGGAGTCATGTACTGCTCATCTAGCATGCTTCCTCTTCCTCGCTCACATTTCTGTGAATATTAATGACATCCCATGGGGCTAATAGCTTGCTCATGCGTTTTGCATATTCACGCCCATGCTCAAGCTTCCCATCGATATTACCAGGAATTCTCCACTCTGCCTTGTATCTGCCACCATCAAAATCATTTGCTCTGTAAAAAATGCAATGAACTTTGGAGCCTTTGTCATAAAAATAAAAAGTCGGATCGTCAAGGTTGTAAAGCAAAGTCAGGCCATTCCATTTAAATGCGGATATGTTCATTCTTCTCCCCCTTTTCTTTGCTCTCTAGCGCGATTAACTAATGCAATGAATCTGGATGTTGTGCCAGTTTTGATACATTTTATGCAATTGTATCTTTCGCCATCTATCCGTAATGACTTGCAGTCATCTGTGCAAAAGACGCAATTTATCTTGATTCTTCTATTTTTGAACTTAAGACGCTCAAACATCTTTATTTTCTCAAATAATTCATCAGATATATCTTTCATTAATCCTCTCTATAGAGCATTAATAAATCTGTTGCGCATTTTTTGCAAACTAGTATGTTTTCAACCCATCTGCCATCTTGACCAGAATACTGAATTCCGGCTATCTTTTTAACGAAGTATTTACATATATCGCATTGGAACATCCATTCCTGCTCACCGATTAATTTCATTTCATAGATGATGTTGTCAATTTTACCCTCTGAGACCATAAATAGTCCTCCCTTCATGCTTCCCGTCTCTGGCCTCAAAAAACTCCGGAAGATATAAGAAGCCAACAAAAAGAGTAATTGCCAGCATGAAAGCTGCAACTGTACAAACAATATCCTCAAATGCCTCTCTCCAGGGAGAGCGTTTTACGGTTGCCATTTTGCGCATGATGCCTCCTAATCATATATCTTGCGAAGCTCTCTTAATATTTCAGCAATAGATTCATTAGTAATCTTTGCTTCTCTAATCGTATAAAAGAAATCATCTTCAAGTCTTAAGATTTCTTCATGCATCATATTGTCAGCGGCAATAAATGCCTCTTGTGCGTCGTTCATAGTGTGTCCCCTACAGATTTACTATTCAAACCATTCAAAATAAAGATTAGATGAAATATTTAATCTATACTTTTCCCCAATTTTGTACAAACTTCCGTACTTCCAATAACATCCTTCAGGCTTACCAATGGTAAATGTCAACAAAGAGCTGCCAGTATTCAAATACCGCTTAACATCAATTGCCTTTTTCTTTGCTAACCTATACTCACTTGTATTCCTATCCACAATTTTCATTGGTTCCTCCTGTTACCGTTATGGAGTAACTATAGCGCAAGGTTGATTGTATTGCAAGTAAATTGATTGCAAAAGTGTAAAATAGTTGATGATAATTAAGTTATACAGCTAGAAAGGGTAATAACAATCTAACTAAATATGTTAAAATAGTATTGGATATGGGCTTAAAAGAGGTTTTAATATGATTGCTAAGCTTGAAATAGATAAGCTACACTATACTAGACGAGATAAAATTGAAGAGGCAATTAAGCTTATCGCAGAGATTGCCCCAGAGGTTTATTCGAAATGTAGCGTTCAAACAGCAATTAAAATTACACGCGCATATGGGCTGATTGATTTGCTGATAAATGATTAAGGGGCTGTAATGACTATATGCATCCAGGATTCGCCTGAGACAGGTCGACAAGAATTAGGCGTTAAGCCAAATGGCAAGAAATGGAACAATAATACCAAATATGAACCTGAGTTCTGCGATATGGTTATAGAAATGGGAAAGAAAGGCGCGACATGGGCGCAAATGGTATCAGCATGCGGAGTTGGAAAGGGAACCGCAGAAAACTGGAAGCTTCAATTTGAGGAATGGGCCAATGCTGTATCTGCTGCGCTGGCACATTCTGAGGCTTGGTGGGATAGCATAGGTGCTGCCAACCTCGAATGGGTTAATAGTAAGGGCGAGCCGCAGATAAGGTCTGAAATATGGAAATTCCAGAAACAAACAGTATTCGGGGCCAAAGAAAGACAAGACTCAGTTATCGTCAATGTGACAGAGAATGCGGATGTAGATAAGGTTAACCAACTGGTGCAAAAACTCCACAAGGAGCAGATATGATATCTACTGGCCTTACGGTAGGATTAGCTGTCATTGGTGCTATTGTGTTATTAATAGTGCTTGGAACTTTAATCCATGAGGCCATTACATGTTGCCAGGAAAGACTTAAAAGGAGACCTTCATGAAAGGAAAGCCTGCAGAAAATATGTTCCATGGCATGACCGTTGATGAAGCTCATGGGGTATACAGAAATATCAGCAAAGAATATTGGGCACATTTAGAAGCATGCTACGAAAACAATATGCCCCAGCATCTCAAAGACGATAGAGCAATTCAGCTTAGCAAGCTTGGTAGGGACATATGAGTCAGCAAATCGAAGCTCCGAAAGATAGCCCAGATAAGGTAACACTGGTTATTGACCCAATCAGCAAACCATTACAATATGCTGAGCAAGCGATTAATGCGATTGGAAATGGTTTTAAAAAAATGGGCCAAGGTATTAAGAAAGCCTTTACTCCTAAAAAGAAAAGAAGATGATAAAAAGCCTATCTGAAGTATACGAATCTCTACCGACTCGTTATAGCGTCGACTGGCACGTTAAGCTAATGCGCGGCATGATGGAAGAACCATATATAAAAGAGATGACAATATACGGCTGGCATAACTTGGTTTGGCTGCTAAAGCAGCTCAGGGATTTTAATACTTACGAATATAAGTTAAAGAGCACGCCAGAAGATGCTATAGTATATAAAGAGCTCGTCGAGAGATTCAAGCAGCTGGATATACCAGAAGGTTTGGATTGCACGAATGAACTTAAAGAATGGTTTAAGGAGATTGATTATGCCCCTAAAGAAAGGCTCTAGCAAAAAAGTCATTAGCGAAAATATCGCTATTGAGAGAAAAGCTGGCAAGCCCGAAAAGCAGGCCATCGCAATTGCATTTAGTGAGGCCGGTAAATCACGTAAACCTAAACCCAAACCCAAAAGGAAGCCAAAATGAATCTACATATCGGTAAAGAGCATCGCAAGCACAGCGAAAAAGAAATGTTTAACCATAAAGATGGTTTTGAGCATTTGCAAGATGGTCATGGTCATCCCAAGGCTCATATGGAATTAGAAGCATATCGCCATAGAATGGATGCCAAAATCGGCAAAGAACATAAAGTCGAAATGGGCATGCATAATGACGGCAAGATTGCCACTGCGAAGAACTTGAAACCTCATTCTGGCGTCAAAGGCTATTAATCGAGGCTAAATGTCTGCATTGATAGTGCTTTCAGTACTAACGTTCCTGGTTTCGGCTGGGAACGCAGTCATTTCTTACGATTTAAAAAAACAAAATGAACAATACAATGTAATCATCGTTGAGCCGGAAGAATGCCCCGAAAAGAGCAGCATATGAATGAACGCATCATAGCTGAATTTGATTGCAAAGGCATAAAATGCGAGCTTTGGCTCAGCAAAAAATACGACTCTGATTTTCCTGATGGAAATGCCATTAAGGCTATTTGGTACGTAAAAATAATATTAGGAAATGAAACTGTCGACCTGCTTCTAAATATCCATCAATATTCTTTTGATGAGGATGAAAAAGTTAAGTTTCATCCTATTAAAATTAGCAATTATTTACATAGAATCGATTTATTTATCCATAACTACATAAAGCAAAGGCATTCGACATGAATCACGGCCTTCAAGGTACAGACTTATCTAAAGCCCATCTTCTCGGCAGCTTCATGACCTTTACAAGAACGTTTTTTGAGCTGCGTACAGGACGTGAGTTTCAAATTTCCAATCCCATCGGACGAGAATCGCATTTTATTACCATTGCAAAAGCCCTTAAACGCGTGTTTAATGGAGAATGCAAGCGGCTAATCATTAACGTTCCTCCGCGGTACGGAAAAAGTGAACTCATGCTTAACTTTGTAGCTTGGTCGCTTGCTAATTATCCAGACTCTAACTTTATTTATACTTCATACGCCCAATCGTTGGCCGCACTTCAAACTCAAACGATACGCGATATCATGAGCATGAGCTATTACAAAGCCATGTTTGGTGTGGAGGTTGACCCAGATGCAAAAGCCCGAGATGACTTCAGAACTAACTACGGCGGAAGAGTATTTGCAGCGGGCGCAGGAGGACCAATTACAGGCCGAGGCGCCGGCATTAAAGGGGTTAATAGATTCGGCGGATGTATCATTATCGATGACGCACACAAGCCAGAAGAAGTATCCTCAGATACCATTAGAGAAAAGGTGAATGAGTGGTTTTATAACACTTTGCAATCACGTACCAACGATAACACAACTCCAATCATAGCCATTGGTCAAATGCTCCACGAAGATGACCTACTGGCTAACCTGCGAAAGGTAGTCGATGATAATGGAAAACCTATCTGGGAAGTAATATGTCTTCCTGCATTAGACGGCGCTTATAACGCGCTCTATCCGGAAATGCATACCAAAGAAGCATTGATAGAAATGAAACGCATATCCCCCTATGTGTTTGCTTCCCAATATCAGCAAAATCCATTACCAGCCGGGGGTGGTATTTTCCAAAAGGATTGGTTTGTTGAGCTGGATACTGAACCTAAAATATTAAGTACATTTATTACAGTAGATACCGCTGAAACAGATAAAACATATAATGATGCTACCGTATTCTCCTTTTGGGGCATATATAAAATAGACTTTCGTGGAATAGACTCTGGCCTTTATGGCTTACATTGGTTAGACTGTAAAGAGATACGAGTCGAACCAAAGGATTTGGAGAACGAGTTCTATGATTTCTATACAACGTGTATGCGATATAAAGTTAGACCCTCTACAGCAGCAATCGAAAAAAAGTCTACTGGCGTTACTTTATGCTCTTCCCTCTCAAAAGTCCCCGGATTACGAATACTTGATGTGGAACGTACGAAAGCAGGTGGCAGTAAGACGGCTCGTTTCCTTGAGTGCCAACCCTACGTTGCCGCTAAGCGTATTACTCTCCCCAAAGGAGCACGTCATGCTGAGATGTGTAGCTTACATTGCTCGAAGATCACGGCTAATGACACGCATCGCCATGATGACATTGCGGATACCATGCAAACAGCTATACAATGTGCTTTAATTGAAGGTACCCTACTACCTGTAGAAAACAGGCAAGATGAAGTAATGGATGCGCTTGTTACTCAGATGAACCAGATATCTTACTTAAGGCAGAGAATATGACGGACATAGCTAAAAAACATAAAGACCAGCTTGAACGCATTAAAAACAATATCGAGAATGCATACGATAGCTTTAAAGAAAACTATGACCGATATAATGAATTCCGAAATTTTGTTTTCGTCACCACAATGTCAGATAATGAAAAAACACTACTTTCCCAGCTAAAAAAACCACAAGTAGAATTTAACATTCTTGAAGCTTATATCAGCAGGCTTCGGGGCGAATTCAGTAAGCAAGAACCCTCGATTACTGTCTCTGCCAAGGCCGGAAAGGAAGTTGACGGGCAGTTGATTGAAGTAATCGAGGGACATATTAGGTATATTCTTCATGAAGCTAACAAGGCTGGGCTGGAATACCATTGCTATACAGATACATTATCTGGCGGGTTCTCTGCCATGAAAGTCTACACTGACTATACCGGCGAGATGAGTTTCCATCAGGATATCTACATTAGGCGTGTCTTTGACCCAACGCTAGTAGGCTTTGACCCAATGTCTATGCGCGAAGATAAAGCAGATGCCGAGTATTGTTTCGAAATATTCCCTAAGCGCAAAGAAGACTTAGTTAGAGAATTCCCAGATGTAGATTTGAAGGGCGTTAAGTCTGCAAGCGCATCTCCTTCTATTGGTAAGTTCCAATGGTCATATAACCTCAATGATGATGAAGTATTTTTAGTTGCTGACTATTATGAAAAGAAAAGAACCAAGAAAACTATCATCCTCTTATCAGATGGCCAAGTTATGACATCTAGTGATTATGCTAAGTTCCTTGAGAATTGGGAAATGGAAGGAAGAATTGAGCAAGCGCCTATCCCAGTTGGAAAGCCAAGAACAACAGAAGTAACTAAGATTATCCGTTACAAACTGATGGGCAATGAAATATTAGATAGAGAAGAAACAGACTATAGAAATCTTCCCCTTATTTTTGTTGACGGAAACAGCATTCTGCAGAAGAAGAATGGAACAGGCGTTGTGCGTCAGATGACGCGTCCTTACGTTTATAATGCGAAGGGCGTGCAAAAGATGAAGAACTTTACGTTACAAACTTTATGTAACGATATTGAGAATATGGGACCAGCTAAAATGATTGTGGCCAAAGATGCTATTCCTCCTCAATATTTAGATGCCTATGTAAATCCGCAGTCAGCCATTGTGTATATCTATAATGCATTTAAGAATGACGATATCAACGTTCCACTGCCACCCCCTACGGCGATGCCAAGACCAATGATTCCGCCAGAAATCTCAAATGCGGCCATTATGTCCGACCAGCTCGTAAGCAATATCCTAGGCTCTTTCGATGCATCCATGGCTCAAATGACACAACAGCAAATGAGCGGGAAAGCTGTTCAAGAAGTTTCTACGATGTCCAATGCGGCAGCGATGCCTTACGTGGTCTCATTCATGCGTGGGCTTCAAAGCGCTGCACAGGCCGTCATAGACTTAATTCCTTTGTATTACACAACGCCTCGCACTATTCCTGTGATAGACAATGAGGGCAAGAAATCTTATGTGAAAATTAATCAGGAAGGCGCTATTTCTTTTGATTATGAGCATGATGCTATACAGGTCAATGTTGAAGCAGGTATTTCGTTTAACTTACAACAAGACCGAGCGCTACAACAAATCAATGCGCTCATGCATGCAAGCCCAAAGATTGCCAAGTTCTTCAGTGGCGATGGCATGAAGTATCTATTCAGCAATATGAACTTCAGGGGCGTGGAGCATATAGAAGAGGATGTGGAACAATTTGTAAAACAAGAAGCGCAAATGGAGCAACAAATGATGCAAGCTCAGATGCAGCAGCCTAAAATGGAGCAGATGGCTATGCAAGTAGCGCAGCAACAGGTTCAATCTGAGCATCAAGTAGGTATGGCGAAGGTTCAGGTTCAAGCACAAGACGTAGAAATGAAGGCAGCAATGAAGATGGCAGAGCTAGAGCTACAAAACAAGAGGCTACAAATTGAGTTAGCTAAAGCTGTAGCGCAGATGCATGTTGATGAGCAAACACTTGGCATCGAGCAGCAAAGGGCTGACGACGAGCGTGTTAATACAGTTATTGATGCTGCCATTAAACAATCTGAGCATACCCATGGATTAGCGCATAAGCAGTTTGAGCGCAGCATGGCTGGATTGCAATCCGATCGCAATCATGAGATAGCCTATCAAGGCAAGGAAACTAAAGCCGAAGAAGAGGCCGAAAAAAGAATATCGAAAGAGTGACAAATTGTCACAATTTAGATTTCATTTCCTCTCTAAATTTCTTAGCCCTAATTTCAAAAATGTAATCTAGTTTTGATTTAAGCAAATTAATGCATAGCTCATCAAATTCTTTTTCTTCCGGCGTCTTTTCTTCTGGGTGCCAGCCTCTTCCTAATATGCCTTTTTTAAATTCCATTCGGTTACATCCTAATAAATCAATAACGACTTAAATCTGGCAGATCTTCCATCAGCCCATCCATCATCTTTTCGATGTACACCAACATTTGGTCATCTGTTGTATTTTCGTCCCTATCGCTCCACTCCTTTCCTCTGCCGATACGGTTCAAGCGATATCTTGCCTGATATAAAGCGCTAGCTATTTGTTGCCAATTAAGCATGACAGTTAAATCATCTGTTGTAAAATCTTCATCAACTGTAAATGTAATTTTAATTGACATTAGTTCACCAAGTTTTGTGTGGAATTTTCTTTAGCCACATATTTACTAAATAAATGATTAATGACGTCGCCAGTTATCTTCTCTTTGCCTTGGTCAGTTGCATATGTTTCAATCATGCAACATAGAAAATTAACTGCCACATCTAACATAATCTGACCGGCATGCCATTCGTTCAAGTTTTTATTTCTAGGAAGGTCAAAGAAATCACCAGATTCTTTTCTGAGCTTCTCAAATAATTTAACGGTTGCTTCATGTATAACTTGTTTATCGTTTGTCATAGTTCCCCCTTTTAGGCAGTATAACATCTCAAACAGTAGTGTTCCACGTGAAACCATGACATCACATATAGTTAAAATAGTTAATAAAATATTGCAATGCACAACATATAGTGCTATGTTTATGTGTGAGTGCCTCTACTCTGAAGAGGGCCGAAAGGCATATCGAGCATGGCGAGCATACATGCCAGTGCAACTACTGTGAAGTTGGCTAGAGATAGCATCACCGTGACACCGGGCAAAGGTCAACAAAAGAGGGTTTTATGACTGAAGATTTACTTCAAAATCAGGCTGCGCCAAATGAAAATGCGCAAGCACCAATTGCTCCTGCAGTGCAGGAAGAAATGGTGCCAAAGTCAGAGATGAACAGAGTGGCAAAAATGTTGCGTGAAACTTACTATGAAAAAGGTAAGGAAGACGCAATGAAAAGCTCACAAAATGCAGCTCCGATGCAAGCACAGCAAATGGCCCAAGGCTCAATGTCTGAAGAGCAAGTTCGTCGATTAATCGAAGAACAAACTACTAAGATGCAACAGCAACACCTGATGGCTAAAGACGCAGAACGTATTGTTAGCGAATTTGCTAGCAAGATGGATATGGGTAAAGAGGCCTATGAGGATTTCGAGGATTCCGTTAGAGAACTTGATTTGCGCTCTATCCCAGAGATAGTGCACCTTGCCAATTCTGTAGGAAACACGGCTGACGTCATGTATGACTTAGCTAAAAATCCCTACAAAATTGCTAATTTGAAAGTATTGGCTCAAACATCGCCGCAGCTCGCTAAAAAAGAGATGCAAAGATTGTCACAGTCAATAGATTCAAATAAGGCAGCGGTACAGCAGGTCAATACGCGGGCTCCAGTAAGTCAGATGAAACCTTCAACAGGAATCGCTGATGGTGGAACCGGTATGACCTTGAAGGATTTTAAGCGCGCCCCATGGGCACGTGGATAATCTAGACTAGAGTCATGGCGTAACCCTATCGGCTAATAAACTAGTTGATTGGAGATACATCATGGCCGTGCCAAGTAATATTTTACAACAGGTACAAACGTACCAAATGAGTCAACTTGCCTTTTTAGGTAACTTTGGCTGCTTTATTCATACTTCTAACAAGAAGTTCCAGAATTTCGAAAACATGGTTGGTAACCTAGGCGACACGGTTAACTTCGAGTTGCCACCACGCTTTGTTTCGCAAGAAGGTCTGGTTGTTAATTACCAACCCACGCAACAACGTTTGCAATCCTTAACAGTTAACCAAGCATATAACACTTCGTATGCATACACCGCACAACAAATGATTTTCAACGTTGAAGATTACATGTTGCGTGTTGGTAAAGGCGCTGTGATGGAGCTTGCAACTCAAGTCGAATCCGACGTTGCTAAACTTGCTGAAACCCAACCCTACCGCTTCTTCGGTGATGGCGTAACGCAAATCAACTCTTTTGGTCAATTGGCCAACATGTTGGCACAATACCGTACATACGGTTTTGCTAAAGATGGCATCAAGGTTTACTTATCTGATATCGCTGTTCCACAAATCGTTAACTCCGGTTTGAATCAATTCGTTTTAGATCGTAACGAAGAAATGGCTAATAGTTGGATGGTCGGCGATTGGATGGGTGTAAGCTACTACCAATCAAACTTGTTGCCAGTTCATTTGGCAGGTAGCGTTGGTAATCTCGGTCAAGTTTTGACTGTTGTTTCTACTAATGATCCCACAGGTAATAACATCACTCAAATCACCTTCTCTGGTGCTAGCGCTTCTGACTTGAATGCTATCAAAGCATTTGACAGCCTGGAATTCCAAGATGGTGTTGTTGGTCAACCTAACTTGCGTTACTTAACTTTCGTCGGTCATAAACCAACCGCATTGAAAGTGCAAATCCAGGCCACAGCTGATGCAGCTTCTGATGGGGCTGGTAACGTAACAATCGATATCAACCCACCATTGTGCGCAACATTAGGCAATGCAAACCAAAACATCCAATTCAACATTGTTGCTGGCATGCAAGTAAAAGCATTGCCTGACCATCGTTGCGGAATGGTTGTTGGTGGTGATGCAATGTACTTGGCTATGCCACGTTTGCCAGACCAATCTCCATTCTATACAGGTAACGAAATGGATACCGATACCGGTGTTTCATTGCGCTTAACCTACGGTGCGGTACTTGGTCAAAACCAGCTCTGCTATGTCAACGACGTCATTTGGGGTAAAACAGCTCCAGGTGAATACTTGATGAAGATTGCCTTCCCTCTGTAATAAGAGGTATGCGGTAAGGGTGCTGAAAATAAAGCCCTCGGCACCCCTTCCCATTAGGAGGATATATGGCATTTACGTCTCAGCAATTAATAACCAATTCTTGGTATTTATCAGGGATTGTTTCTCGTGGACTGGAAACAGTTAGTGACGAGCAGATTTCAGATGGTTTATATAGATTAAATGGCTTTCTAGCCATGAAGTCAGCAGATTTAGGATTAATTCCATATTACCAAGTTGTAAGCGGCAACTTCATTGCTGGCCAGGAAGTGTATTTCATTCCTAACTTGATGCATATCGAATCATTGACGTTCTTTTTGAATCAACCTAATAGCGGCGATCCAATTCGATTCAGCATGAAAGAAGCAACACGCGAAGATTACTTTGCGACAGGTCGTGTTGAAAAAATAACAACATTGCCATACCAGTGGCATTTAGAACGTGTATTCGGCGGCGCAAATTTATATGTTTATTATCTGCCTTTAGAAAATTACGCTTATCAGCTGGTTGGTAAATACCAATTATTTAGCACAGTTTTAAATCAAGATCTGTCACTTATATATGACAATTTCTATATTGAATATTTAACGTATGGTCTTGCACAATATCTTTGTGAATATTACCAAGTTATACCGCCTCCATCGATGGTCAAACAATTAATGGCGTTTGAGAACCATATGCGTGATGTGAGCCCAATGGACTTAACAATGCGCAAGCTTGAGTACTTCAATACGCAGCAAGGCTTTATGTATGTGGATGCCAACATAGCCCGCGGGTTCCGTCCCGTTAGCTAACATAGGAATGTGAATGTACCCTACGTCCGATATGCCAAAATCAGATGCATCACTCAAGATAGTGGGGTCAAACACGTTCGGAAGATTTGCCAAAATAAGCGCCGAACAAACATTTAATATGATGGTATCTGATGAATGGCTGGTGCCTACGCCTGGATATAAAAAAGCATTAGAAATAGCGCCAGGACTGCCAGGACGTGGGATCTATGCCAGTGCGCGTGGCGGATTCATGATTGTTATTCTTGCTAACGTGGTTTATAGGGTAGAAGGTGCAATAGGTTTTCTAAACTACAGCGAGCTTTTCCGGCTTAACACTGTTTCAGGCGATGTATCAATCGACGAAAATATTGCATATCAAATAGCCATATGCGATGGCCAAGCTTTATGGATTTACAATTGGGGTATTGGCGATGTTACTCCTGCGACTTTGCCGACAAATACACAAACTGGGAATCTTATTATTCCTGGTTATGTCACTTACCATGATGGTTATTTCATTGTTCCAGATACTACCTCAGCCAATTGGTATTTATCCGCTCCTAATGACGGATTAAATTGGTTTTGGGGCGCTGGCGGATTGCCTGTTAATGGTGCCATACAAACGAAGCCAACCAACGCTAAAGCCGTTTTAAGAGCTCCTGGAAAGGGCAATCTAATCTATGTTTTTGGATCAACCGTGACAGAGCTATGGAATAATTATGGCGCTCAACTGTTTCCATATCAGCGCAACAATGGCGTTTCAATCGATTATGGCTGCTTGAGCGCATCCACAATTGGTGCCATGGATGAATATGTGGCTTGGCTCGGCTCTAACGAAAAATCAGGTCCAATTATTATGATTTCCAGAGGCGGTTCATTTGAGCATTTGTCAACGGATGGTATCGACTTTAAGCTTGCCGATTTAATCAATCCTGAGCAATCATATGGGTTCTTTTATAAAATTGACGGGCATGTATTTTACCAACTGACATTCTACTCACCAGAAGATAATTACACATTGCTTTACGATTTTAATACTAAGAAGTTCTTTTATCTAACTGATGAGAATATGAACTATCACATTGCGAATGCTGTAGCTTTTTATAATGATACTTATTACTTCACAGATTTAAGAAGCGATGGGTCTATATATGAAATGAACTCACATTTTACTCAATATGATTACACGATTGAGCCAATCATTAATCCAAGTGAAAATATATTTGGTGCCTATCAAATTCCTCGTGTGCGCATTTGCAATAACTTTAGACAGTTGGATACAAGCCGATTTGTAGCTGGAAGTCTAACCTTCACAATTGAGCAGGGGATGGATCCTTTTTATCAGCAAAGCGATTTATTTTATTTAACAACCGAAGACGGTTTTGTTATATCAGAGGAAACACCAACAGGTTATGTAGGCACATTCCTGCAAACGGAACAAGTTTTAGAAGATTATGCCCCTCGAGTTGATATGAGCATTTCTAAAGATGGCGGTCAGACATTTGGAAGCTATATATCGCGCCCTATGAATCTATTGGGTGATCGTAAGAATAGAATGATATTTTGGAGGCTGGGAGCTGTTAACGATTTAGTCGTACAGTTTAGATTCTGGAGCAAGTCTCGGATTGTAGTATCTGATGGCGTATTCCAGGCCAGACCGATTGAAACAGGAGGCGCTTAATGGATATCCCAGGATACCTAACAACGCCGGTAGTAGATAAGAATGGTTATTTAACCCCTGACTGGGAAAATATTATGACGCAGCTCTTAAATGAGCTACAATTAAACTTGTCAAATGAGGGTTATAAATTGCCTCAGCTGACACAAAGTCAAATTACTCAGTTACAGGCGATTGCTGCTATGGGACCAGAACAGGCTGCAAAATCAAATTCAAACATGTTTTATAACATTACTTTGAATAATGCTGATTCTGCAAACATCTTTATTAATGGCGTCTTGTATAAGTTTACATTGACACCGGTTTAGGAGCGATAATATGGCATGGTACAACCCTTTTAGCTGGGGCGGCTCAGACAACAGTATGGAGGATGTCCAAGGATATCTATCTCAAATGGAGCCTATGCTACAAGAACAATATGGCCCATATAAAGAAGCAGGTTTAGAAGCTTTGCCAACGCTACAAAACCAATATTCTATGCTTTTGCAAAATCCTGGTGCTATCCAGGCATTACTTGGTCAAGGCTTTGAGCAATCACCTGGATATCAATTTCAATTAGATCAAGCTATGAACGCAGCTAATCAAGCAGCTTCTGCTGGCGGCATGTTAGGTACCCCAGCCCATCAACAACAAGCTATGGGCGCAGCTCAAGGTTTAGCTAATCAAGACTATTGGAATTACCTGGGAATGAACCAAGGTTTATACGGCCAAGGCCTGGCAGGAACGCAAGGTCTATTCGGAACAGGTTTTGATGCCGCAAATCAAATGGCTTCTGGACTCGGAAATATTTATGGCAACCAAGCCAATCTGGCTTATGGAAACATGCAAAGCCAAAATCAAATGCTTGGCAGCCTTTTAGGCGCAGGCTTAGGTGCTGGTATTTATGGATGGATGAATAAATAATGGCTGGACCAATACCTTTGCTACAATTTAACCCTTATAACCCAATGCAAACAGCATTAGAAGCCGCCTTGGGAACGCATAGAGGATTGGGACAGGGTCGCGCACAGCAAATTCAAAATCAATTACAAGGCGCTAGGGTTCCTTTTGCAGGGCAAATAGCTGAAGAAGAATTATTGGCACAACAATTGCAAAATCAACTTCAAGGTTTTGGGGTTCAACAGAAACAAGCCGAAGCACCTTATTATGGGGAGCTTGCAGCTTTAGCACCTGAACAAGCAAGAAATGATATTGCATACAAAGAAGCAATGGCTCAATCTGCTCAGCAAAATGCAATCACAGCTGCTTTAGAAACAAAATTAAAACAAGCTAGAAATCCCTTGGAAATGGAGCAAATCTCAATTGCGCTTGAACAAGCAAAAGCTCAAAAAGAATGGGATGATTATTTTCGTTCGGTTGGTGCATATACCCCAGAGCAAAAAAATATTGCTGCTATCCAACGTCAAAGACAAATGGGGATGCAAGAACAACAAAGACAACCTGAGCAAATGCAGCCGGATGTTAATCAACCAGAATATTTTAGTTACTTATCTTCTCTGCCAGCTACAAATGAATTTGCACAAGATAGATATTTAAAATCTGCCTTAGATCAGATGTATATGACTGAGCCAGAAAAGGCCGCTTACTCAAAAAAATTAGAACAAAAAGCTGTGCAAGAGGAAAAAATGTTTGCGGAAACTACTGAAAATCTTTTTAAGGATGCTGAGGCAGTATCTCAAGCAAGAACAAATATTAAAAGAGCTGTTGATGCATACGATAAATTAGCATTATATGAAAAAGGGGTATTTGGAGATGTTAATCCAAAATACTTATCTGAAAACGCACAGATTGTAGACAATGCAACTAGAAATCTGCAAAAACAATTAATAGAAACATTGCGAGGAACAGGAGCGGTATCAGAAGGCGATTTAAAACTTTTAGAAGCTATGTTACCGACAAGAAAAATGAATAAAGAAGCATTTATGAATGTTGCAGACTATATGACTGCTTTGCAAAATCGAGTAGAGCAACGAGTTGGTTTTTTTGAAGAAGGATGGAAACGTGGTATGGATACATCCCAAATTAAAAAAGATTGGGCAAAATACAACACAAAAAATTCATTAAACAATGATTTAGAAGTTATGAAACTTGAAAGATTGATGTCAGAAAGAATGGCGGAGGGCATAGAATAATGGCCTGGAATGAAGAAAAGGAAAAAGAATTCCAAAAACTAAATGCCAAGCATGGAGATAAAATCCGCGCTAAAAAAGAATATTCTACAATGGAAAAAATAGCTCAAAATCCTTTAATGCAAGGGGTAAGAGGCTTTGGCGATGTTTTGCATAACATGCCAAAAGCAGCATATTCCTCATTAACAGGCGAAGAATATAATCCTCTTATTACAGGAAAAGGTACTGCTTATGAAGTTGGAAAAGGTACTGGAAGCATTGCCCCATGGTTAATTCCGGGCCCTCATCAAGCTACGATGCCAGCAAGAATCCTTACAGGCGGAATTGCGGGTGGACTTTTAAATCCACAGGATACGAGAGAGGGCGTTATAGAAGGATTAGAATATGCTGCTATTGGTGAAGCTTTGCCACCAATCGCAAGAACTTTAGGAAAAGGCGTTAGTCAAGTTGCAAATAAATTTACTCGCGCTGAATCATTAAAAGATTGGACACAAGCCATTCAAAAAGAATTTTCCAAAGAAAAAAACGCTGCCTTATCTTATTTAAAACCATTAGAAGAAAGGTTTGGGGCAACTAAATTTTCAGGGAAAATTAAAGAAGATATAAATAATATTTTCGAAGGTAATAAAGATTATTTGTCCAAACATGCAAAAACGCTTAAAAACGAATTCAATAAAACTCCTACTTTGAAAATGGGACAAAAATTACAAAGCAGACTTGGAGAAGAAGCTAGAAAATTAGATCCATCAATAGGTGCAAATATGGATAGAATTGATGCTTTGGAAGAAATAAGAAGCTCAATCAAAAGACATCTAGGTGACACTTATGAACATTTAGAGCCAGGTGCAAAAGAAAAATATAATACATTCCTAAATGAATACGCCGCTGGTCCTGGGGTATTTGAAAATAATAAAATAACTAGCAAATTAATTAAGGGTAAAACTCATGGCATTACTCCAAGCAAACTAAATAAAGAATTGCAAATAGGAATTGAAGGTGAATTTCCAAAAATATTACCACAGCATTATCTTGCGCAACTTGCTCCTGAAGTAAAGCAACAGTTAGGTAGAAGTGACATTTACCAAGGTTTGGCAGGAGGATTGGCTGGAACAGCCGCTTTTGGGCCTATGGGTGCAATAGCAGCAGGTCTTCCTAAAGCTGCAAGCTTTTTAAAACCTGATATGAGTTTTTTAGTTCATGAGGAAATTGCAAGATTGCTTGGAAAAGCCGGAAAGCAATATCCGAAAGTTCGATCGGTTGGGATGGGAATTGGTTTGAATCCCGAATATGAGGAAATTAAATAATGGCATTAGACCCACACTTTGTAACAGCCCCATCACTACAAGAATATTTTGTAGACAAAGATTCTGGTCTTCCCCTTGCGGGTGGAAAAGTATTTTTTTATCATGATAGCGGTAATAGAGATATTCCCAAGCCTGTGTTTGAGCTTCAAGGAAATTCAGCTAATTATACTTATGCTCCATTGCCAAACCCTATAATCCTTAGCGCAGTGGGGACAATACAAGATGACAATGGAAATGACGTTATTCCATATTATTATCCTTTTGATGCTGACGGCAATACAGATTTATATTATATAGTCGTCCAAAGCTCTGGAGGCGTCCCTCAGTTTACTCGTTCTGCATGGCCAAATCCCAGCAGCGGCCAATCAACGCCAACAGCAGACACCCTATTTAACTATATTCCTAATGGTCAATTCTTAAATCATACCGATTTACCAAATACTACAACTCCTCCATATCTGCTTTCTGCAGGAACAAATGTGCTAGCACAAGGTGGCTGGTCATTTGAGTTAGACAACCCTACGCCTGCTGGACTTGAATCATTAAATACTGCCAAATTTGTTGAGGCTGCGTTTCCAGCTGGGATCCCTCAATCCCCCAGATATGTACTAGAGCTTGATTGCGCCCGAGTCAACCCGCTTGATTTGGTAAAAAGATTAAGAATTAAATGGTTTGATGTTAATAAATTTTCATTCAATAATCCCGTGTATACTTTTGGATTTGCCGCGAGTGCGGTTTCTCCAATTTCTGTAACCATTAATGTTCACAAATTTTTTGGAACAAATGGAAGTCCTACGGAAGACATTCCTATTGCAGTCACAACAATTCAATCCGGATCTGATGTGAGTATTGCATATCAATTTCAAATTCAATTTGGAAGCAATGACGGGACATTTATTGATAAAGTAAACAATAATGATTATGTTGCGATAGATATTATATTCCCTAACAATCTTACATATTCTGTTCAAATGACAGATTTTATATTAGTTGCTGGGGATGTCGTATTAACAGGATATCCATTAGAAACAAATGCGGATATGATGACCCGCTCTGTCATGGGATGGGCTGATACTGTCGATCCATCGGGAATGGATTTATATCTCTCGCCAATTCTTACTAGGCAAGGGATGACTTGGGATTTATCCCAGATTGGTCAAATTGGCATGTCTGCATTGCCAATATCGAGCCCCAATTCCACCACGCCTATTCCAGACAATAATTTAATGCCATGTGACGGAAGCACATATTTGACTACAGGATTTTCAGCCAACGGAATTCCATATAAAAGATTATTTAATTATTTGATTAATACCCCTTATAATAATGGCTTGCCTTTATATGGTACTGGCCCTAATTATGTCAGCGCTGTATATTTATTCTCAGGAGCTGCTAATACCACATTTAGAATCAGCTGGAATACAGCTGGTGCAGGCTCTCCGCAAGCAGCAGATGGCGCAGGATTGGGGGCCACTGGATTCACTTTTAGTCCTATTTATACATATAACGGCAGTACGACGGGTAGCGCAAACTTTGGATTGTTTGCATCAAATTTTGGTCCAAACCAAGTTCTGTTCACAACAATCTCAGAGCATGGAACTCTATTAAATCCATCTGCAGGTAATAGTGGGTTTGTTTTTACAAATCAAAGTGAAATAGGACAATTCACGATAGTTAACTATGCTGGGTTGCTTGCATTTCAAAAAAGCGCTTGGTCTTTCACAACTGTGTCTGGTGCTGCACTAGTAATAGCAGGAGCCGGAAGATATTTTCAATTTTACAATGAAGGTAGTTCCCAACAATACTTTATGTGGTTCAATGTTGATGGAACAAACACAGCCCCTGCCGTAGCCGGATTGCCAATAGAAGTAAAAGTCAGCGCTACATATTCTGCCCAAGATGTGGCTGATTGCGTCAGAGAAGCTCTAAATGCATTCCAATCAACAAATATTATAGTAATTATTCCTGGCTCGGGCAGCTTAGAAGGAACATATTTTACATTTAATTCAAATCCTGCAAGTTTGTTAAGTTATTACGTTTGGTATTCATATTTAGATACAAGCTCTCCGCCAGCGGCATCAGGAACCCCTATCAAGGTGTTGTTGCCGTTAGGAGCTGATGCAAATACTGTCAGAAATTTGACATGTCAAGCAATTAACTCATATCAATTTCAGGCTCCAGATTTTAAAGGAATGTTCTTCCGATGCGCTGATCCGGATGGTAATCTCGATTTTGATTCAGCCAATCGCATATCCAATGTTTCGGGTGTTTATGGTGCAAGACCTGGTACTTTTGAATACAGCCAATTTATAAATCATAATCACCAGCAAAATACTAATGCTTTTCCTGGTGCCGATATTGGAAGCCCAATAACAAGTACTACTACTTATTTAGGTCCTGTAACAGGTTCTTCTGGCGGAACTGAAACAAGGCCTGTCAATACTTACATTTATCCATTTATTCGTTACTAGGAGAACATCATGGCTCAACCGTTATCAATTATAAGGGACATCAATGGATATCCTACTACCGGCGAATTTCAATGTCTGGTATTTACGAATACAGCACAATATTTTACGTTAACTGCCAACTCAGTTACAACTGTAACAGTTCCAGCCGGCAACTATTCTAGATTGATGGCCAATATTAAAGCTGCGGTTGCTGCTGAAGATCCACTTGTTTGGGTTCTCCCTGCCGCATCCCCAACTTTAACGTTGCCTTCAGGAACAGTTGCTGCAACATTGGCTGAACTTAATCCAGGATGCAAAGTAGTTGTTCCTGGGCAAGTTTTGCAGTTTCTAACAAGCCAAACAGGCGTTAACGTTTCAATTACTTATTACGTACTACCAAGTTAGGTGCTAAATGAGCCAATATAATTCTAAGCCAATAACTCAGCTTCTTAATGGGAATACTGTTAAGATAACTGACGTATATCCAGCTGTGGATACTACAGATTTGACTCAAAGTCCGTCTGGAAGCACCAAAAAGTATACGATTGGCGATCTTCAGTCATATATGGTAGCTGTAATAAGTGCAAGCAATATTAAAACGGCTATAGCATCGTCAACAGCTAATTTGAATGCTGTTTATGTAAATAATCCTAGCGGCATGGCACCTGGTGTCGGCGCGACATTAACCAATGCTGGAGCTTTGGCAGCATTGGTACTTGATGGAGTAACTACAACTGTTGGCATGAGAGTTTTAATTCCATTTCAAGCAAGTTCAGTTGAAAATGGCGTATATGAAGTTGTAAATCCTGGAAGTGTAAGCATTCCATGGGTTTTATCACGGGTACCTGATTTTGATGGAAGTGCATTGGGTAAAATCGTTCAAGGTGACTTTGTGGGTGTGCTTTCTGGGACTACATATGCTTTAAGCTTTTGGTTTATGAGCTCCCCAACAGTTGTAACGGTAGGAACTGATCCGATTACGTTTGAACGTCAAACAAATCCAATTCAATTTCCTTGGATTGATCAAACAACTACAACAGCTTCTTTATTGCCAAACACCGGCTATACAACCAATGCTGGCGCCTCTTTAGTGACATACACGCTTCCTGTAAACTGTGCCGCAGGTACCGTAATCCAAATAGTTGGATTTAGCGCAGGAGGCTATACAATAGCTCAAAACGCGGGTCAACATATAGTAATGGGAAGTTCTTCAACAACTAGCGGTTTAACAGGATCACTTACGCCGGTAAATACCGCTTATGGACTTGTATTAACCTGCATTATAGCTAATACTGTATTTCAGGTGACCTCATCTACCGGGCCATTTACTTTAGTTTAGGAGTTATGAATGCCAACTAAGAATGCAGTCGATACCACGTTAGTTGGACAAACTGGAACGGGTGCTTTTGCAGGTTCAAATTCCCCAATTTTTGTTACTCCATCTCTCGGAGCTGCTTCTGCGGATAGCCTTTTACTTAATTCTTCTTATAGTTTGCCAACTTCAGACGGAACAGCCGGGCAGGTTTTAACCACGACCGGACTCGGTGTTACTTCATTCCAAAATGCAGCTACCGGCACAATCAATAACGCTACTAATTTAGGCGGTGGGACTGCAACATTTGCAGGCGTATCTGGCACTGATTTGACATTTAATACATATACGGCTGGCGCAAATATTAGCTTTAATACTGTTGGTAATTTAACAACGATATCTGCCTCGGGCGCTGGAATTACTTTCCCCTATACAAATGCTTTTTGGGTATCACAATTCAGTGGAAGTGATACAAATTTAGGAACATCTATTGATACCCCATTCCTTACCGTCCAACATGCCATAACAGCTTCGGGAGTTACTCCTACGACTATTTATGTTGTAGATTCCGATGTTACTAACACTGAAACTATTTCTACTACTGGAGCGGGACAATCAATAACTATTTTTGCGCCTGGTACAGTCTTTGCGGGGTCATTTACAATAATTGCGGCCGATATAACGACTATTATAAGTTCATCCGTAAATAATCTTACAAATTACGGAAGTACATATATAGATTCTTCTTATGTAATAAATAGTACAAATGCGGGTCTTTTGTCTTTAAATACCTTATACATATATTCCAGAAATATTCTGGGATTAACATGTTCCGGCGGTACAACATATATTGATGTATCTACAATCAACACATTTTCGTTAACAACCAACGCGGTTGCATATTTAAGCGCTCAAAATTATACCGGCATCACAAATGATGGAACCGGTATTCTAAATGGCGTCACAGGCGGCGTATTGCCCGGTATTAATGGAAGCTTTCAAATACCTGGTCAATTTATAGGAGATAGTATTGCATTTAGCGATACTACCCATGGAATTGTTGGGACGACGATTGCAGACAATGCCGCAACAGGATATGTTGGTGAATTTATAACAAACGTTATTTCATCACCTGTGAGCACAACAAATAACAGCGTTGTTAATGTTGGCTCTATAACTGTTGGGGCAGGTGACTGGGATATATATGGTCAAGTAGCTTTCGCAAACACAGCTGGTGTTATGGGACAATTATATGTTTGGACAAGTTTAACGTCTTCAACAGAACCTGTGCCATATTTAAAATCATTTGCAAATAACAATGATTTTGCCCAAGCTCCATATGGTTTGCCTGCTCCGTTTTTGCGCGTAAATCGGAATGTTCCTACTGTTGTGTATCTTTCTGCAAAAGCAAATTTTAATACTGGAGCAGGTTCATTTACTGGCGTTATATCTGCAAGACGTATTCGATGATTTTTTACTTAGGAGATTATTAAATGGCTACTAACATCATAACTCAGAATCCATTTTCAGCCACTGGCGTTCGCCCTGGCCAATGGTTTCTGACTAGCTCAGAAGATTATGCGACGCTAATAGCTCCTGGGTATCTCAATTCTGTATCATCTGCTGGATTAGAATTTCAGCCAAATGACATTATATTTGCACAATATAATGATGGTGCAAATTTTGGGATGTTTATTGTAACCGTCGACAACGGTGTATACACAATGAATGTCTATAGCCCTAACTCAAACAGCTTTATATTTCAACATGTGCAGTTTGTTGCAAAAGGCGGTTCTGACCTTAATGCCGGCACATCAATTGGCCTTCCAAAATTAACTATTCAAGCTGCTATTAATGCATTAAATCTTAGCCCATCAGTTACAGGTGTCGTTTTTGTCTTGGATGATGGTAATTATCAAGAAAATCTGATCATTTCTTATGGTGTGCAAATTTATGCTCCATCCGCATCAATTACTGCATCAAATTTGAATCCGACTGTTACTATTAATGACACTGGCATTAATACTGTTACAAATATTACTTGCGCACAATTAGCTAATTTTGGCGCAGGGTTATGCGTGAATTTATTAGGCGCACAATCTAATTTATTCTTATATGCAAAAATTGTACAAGGTGACATGCATATAGAGGGTGGATTTATTGATGGAAATGTAGCTCAAGTTGCCTCAAATGTGCATGTAACATCAACAGGACAATTTGCACCAAATATTATTAATGCCATATTCTTTACTTTAACATTTGATCTGGGTGCAACAATTGCTGGTAACATTCAATCAATTACAGGACCTGGTGTTAGCAATAATAATATTTATGGAAATCAAACTTTCATAAATCATGTAACTTATCAAATCGATCCATCTACAGAAACCGCAGGAAGAACAGTCGCTGCTTCAGATAGCAATACCAGGATTGTTTATAACAATCCTGTAACTGGTGATTACACTCTTCCGCAAACAAGCGATGTGGCTATTCCAATAGGAACACAAATTACTTTCGTTCAGCTTGGTATTGGCGCGATAAGCTTCATTGCAGGGACCGGAGTTACTATCATTTCTAATCAACCATTGCCTGCCGGCACTAATGGCGCAGGGGCTGTTGTTTATGCATGGAAATATACAGACACTATCTGGATAGTTTCTGGCGACCTCGCATCCGTTGGACCATAATTTAATTTAATTGGAGACATCAACATGGCTACATCATTATCAGTACTTCAGTCAGGCGTGGTTGGTGTTAATCCACGTATATTATTTTTGGAAACAACAGAAGATCAGGCCATCGTGTTTGGTCCAGGATTTATAAATGAACTTCAAAACAATTTAGAAACAAAAGTTCAGAAAGGAGACTTTCTGTTTGTTTTGTTTAATTCGGATTTGTTTCAAGAAATGGCTATCCCGCAATTTGATGCAAATGGGATCATCACATTACTTCCTGTGGCGGGTGATATCAATACAGGCGGTCCAATTGATGGCGGCCAAAATCTTGGATTTGGTGAAGGTGTATTTGCACAAGTAGCTGGTTCTTTAATGCAGTTTAAAACTTTAGTTGCTGGTACCAATGTAACACTTTCATCTGATGCAAATAGCATTACCATCAACTCTACAGCATCAGGCACGGGAACGATTACAGGCGGCCAAAATCTCGGGGTAGGTGATGGAGTATATTCTGGCGTTTCTGGCCCAACAATGCAATTTAAATCTCTTACACAGGGTGCAAATATTATATTAACCCCTGGATCAGATAGCATTGAAATTGCTGCTACGAGTTCCGCCGGCGGCACTATTACTGATGGTGTTAACTTAGGTGGTGGCAATCAAGTATTTGCGTCTGCATCTGGCGCTGACTTGCAATTCAGAACTTTGATTGCAGGCTCTGGTATCGACATGGTACAAGATGCTAATACAATTACTGTATCCGGGACTGGAAGCGGTGGAGGTGACATTACAGGCGGTACGAATATTGGTGGCGGCACTGGTGTTTTCGCTGGAACTGTGGTGCCTAATCTAGAGTTTAAGACATTATTTGCGGGTCCAAATATTAATATAACCAGCGATTCTACTTCCGTGACAATCGGAGCAACTGGTGGGGGGGGTGGAAATCATCTATATACCTACACACTTTGGGTGGCCCAAAATGGTAACAATTCAAATTCTGGCAGAAGCATCAATGAGCCATTACAAACGATTCAAGCAGCATTAAATTTATGTGTGACAGGTTTCACAAACGTTATTAATGTAGTTGATTCTGGAATATATTTAGCATCATCAGCATATACGATACCTGCAGGAGCATATGTCATTATTAATGCTCCAGGCGCAAGAATTGGTAGCTTGTCTGCTTCTGCAAATTTATTTACCGGTACAAATGTAACTTCTTTCGAAATAATCTGTGATTATTTAAATTGGGGACCAACTAAGAACCTATTTAATTTTACAGGAACAATAAATACTATAAATATTGAAGCAAGAACTGTTGTTGGTATTATTAATAATACCGGAAGCACAAATCTCTATGCAAAGATTACTCAATCTTTAAGTGGCGATATAACAAGTTCATCTTCTGGCACAACTTATATCGATGCTACTGGTTGCGATATTGTAGGCTCTATCAATGATACAGGTCCTGCATCAGATAATATTGCTCTCACATATATAAGTGCAAACACACTGAGCGGCGATATCAGCTCAACAAATCAACGCATATATGGAAACATTCAAAGCGTTGGTGGCACATTAAATCCTTTAGCCATTAATAATGGATTTTTTAATGGTGATGAATATTTGAATCAATGGCCAATTCGAGGCGAGGTATATTCTTATGCCTATAGTTCTCCAACTTCAGGAATTTGGTCATTTTTTCCAGGTTATGTAAGCGGAAATCAGCAAATTATCATTAATAGTACTAATGGTGTAATAACATTGCCATTAGGAGGCACGGTTCCTCCTGGCTGGAGAATGACTGCAATCCAAACCGTTAGAAGTAGCGGTGCAACAGTACAAGTCCAATCACCTGATACATTCAATGGACAGTTTAATACTGGTAATCATTGTTATACAGGCGCAGGTAAGGCTGAGTTTATTCGCGGTCCTGCTAATACAGGTGGCGGATATACTTGGGTTGCTGCAGGTAATGTGTTTCAGGTAAATGCCGCAGTTAATACTGGTGATTTATATGTATCACAAGATAATGGTAGTGACACTGACGGCGATGGTTCTTTTGCTAATCCTTTTGCATCATTTAATGCCGCAATCACAGCAGCTGGATCTCCATCTGAGCGTTTAGTTATCATATGTAATGATGCGGCTACATACCAAGAAAATATTACTATTGCTAATAGCAATATTAGTATATTTGCACCGGGTGCGACTATTGCGCCAACTTCAGGCGATGTAATTACATTAACTTCATCAGCTTCTAACACAGGGATTGTATTTGCCTTTATTGAAGCACCTGTAGGTCAAAATGCTATAAATTCTACTGGAACAACAGCATTATCAATAACTGGTTCAATTATAGGAAATGTGACTACGAGTGCTGGCGGAACGATTACTATTGCCGGCCCTGCATTGCTTGGTAACTTGAACGCAGTAGTAGGAAATATTCGTTATATTGTTCAATTTAGATCAGGTACTAATACAGGAACTATTATAGGCTTAAACCCAGATGGATCAACTGCTCCTACCTTTACTGTTAATGATTTTGTTTCAGATGGTTTAAGTTACCCTACAGCAGACGCCCCATCAGGTTATGTAGTTACTACTAATGGTGCCGGCGTACTAAGTTTACAACCACCTGCAGGCGGTGGATTGCCTTTTATTCCAGTCGCTGGAACTTCTCAGACTGCTGTAGCAGGTAATGCTTATGTTTGTCAAAATGCCGCTCAAACAACTGTTTTATTGCCTGCAACATGTGCATTGGGCGATACCGTTCGTGTATATGGCCAAGGTGCGGGTGGCTGGACTTTACAAGCTAATGGTGGTCAAACTATTAATCTTGGTACATCTCCAACTTCAACAGGTGGTTCATTAACTTCTGCAGCAGCTAATGATTTGCTGGAAGTATCGTGCCTTGTTCCAAATACAACTTGGCAAGTTAACTATGTATACTCTACTGGTTTATCTATAGCTTAAGGAGATTAAAATGGCAAGTCCTAGATTTAATAACATGATCAACAATGGGGCCTTTAATGGGACCCAGATATTTGTTTCGCAAACAGCAGGAAATGATTCTAATTCCGGAAGTTATGGGGCTCCTTTACGGACTCTTAATGCCGCAGTTGCATTAGCGGGTACTCCTAGTGAATATGTAACCATAAATATATTAGATGGCGGGACTTATGATGAAAATGTCACTCTAACCGATTTTATATGTATTAATGGTCCTTATGCGACTTTAGAGGCGTCGAGTGGCGATACTTTAACAATTAATCTCGTTGATGGTCATGGGACAGTTTTGGTCAATGTTGCTAATCTTAGTGTAAGAGGTGGCGGCAATTCTATTACCATTAGCAATGGCGGATTAAATTTAGCTTGCGCAAATAATCTTGTTGGAAATATTTCTAATTCAGGTTCATTGATCGTAAATACTGTTTATTTTAATGCATCTGTTATTTCAAATACTGGAGGAATTAATTATACATGCTTGGGAACACCTCCACTTAACGTAGGTACTATGTTCGGATTTTCCACAGGTGCAGCAGCATCTACCGGAGGCATCACGGCCGTAAGTGACATTACAACTGCAGGAAACTTTGCAACTACTGGCACAGGTTATATTCAAGCATTTCATGGTAATGTTTATGCAGGTGATTCTGCTGGCAATGCTGGGTCATTTGTTTCATATCCTGCCTCTGGTTCAACAGGTTCGTTAGTTGTTCAATCAACATCAAATACTGCTAATGTCAACACCACATTAACAAACCAAGCATCAAATGTTGGCACAACATTTGCATTGCCACATACATTTGTGAGCAATATTTCTCTGCTGGGTTCTTCGCTAGCTCAAGTAGAAAACAATGCAAACGTTATTTGGTCTGATACAGCAGTCCCTTACAATGCTATTGCTTCTGGAGCTAGCTTCAGTATATTATTTAATAACTTTGCAGGAACATTTAGGGTTAGGGAGATTTATATAAATTCTCAGGGAACAAACTTTTCTGGTGGGGATAGAAATTTAGAAATATATGATGGAGTAACATCATATTCTATTATTCCTGCTGTGACATTGCAGGCCCTTGTAAATGCCAGATGGGGAGATCCTGTAAATCTTCCATTTCCTGCCTCGGCATCTATTGCGACTCCTACTACTCCTCCATATAATTTGCAGGTTCACTATCAAGGCGGAACGACAGATTATACGGCAGGCTCAATTACAATTACTGCATGCTGGGAAAAAATAGCATAACCAAAGGAAATTATCATGGCAACGCTTAAATTTAATAATATGGTTAATAATGGACCATTTAATAAAGTTCAGATCTACGTATCTGGAGCTATCGGAAACGATGCCAATAGTGGAAGTTATGGTAGTCCCTTGAGAACATTTGGAGCAGCAATAACACTTGCTGCTTCCCATGCTGGATGTACAATTATATGTTTGGATAGCAATAGTTATAACGAAAATATAACAATGACAACTATATTTAACATATATGCTCCCAATGCAAGATTATCACCTTCATCAGGTGATGCAATAACATGCCAAACTGCATCCTCTAATCCTTCTATTACATTCAAAGATATAATTATAGGAAGTGGAAGTTGTTTAAATGTTCCAGGGGGATTTGGATCAGGCAATATATATCTTAATGTCGAATTTATGGATGGAACAGCGGGTGCTGCTGTATATAATGCTCAAAATGGTAATGTTTATATTAATGCAGAAATTATTAATGGTTCTTTATTAACTGGGGGAAGTGGCAATAATTACTATTATTCAAAAACAAGAAGCGGTTCCGACAGCGCCCAAACATTTGGGCAGTCATTTCCATTAACTCCTCCAGGTATCTCTACAATAAATGTTCAAACATTTACTTCTAATGGAACATATACACCAACCCCTGGAATGTCTCATTGTATCGTGGAATGTGTTGGCGGAGGAGGAGGTGGTGGTGGTGTTACTTCTGCCGCAGGCTCATCTGCAGCCGCGGGAGGCGGGGGTGGAGGAGCTTATGCAAAATCTGTTTTATCTGCGGCAACTATTGGTGCATCTCAGGCGGTGACTATTGGAACTGGAGGTTCTGGTGGTGCGGCTGGAAATAATAACGGTGCTAACGGGTCAGCTTCTAGTTTAGGTATTCTTGTCGAAGCCGATGGAGGAAGCGGTGGTTTAGGTGCTTCTGCGAGCGCATCATTTGGTTTTGGTGTTTTTGGCGCAGGTGGTGGATCTGGTGTTGGACAATTGGTAGTCAATGGTAATGAAGGAACCTTAGGTCTATCATTTGGTGCTAATCTTATCGGCCTAGGCGGACCAGGTGGAAATAGTTTTTATGGTGTTGGCGGAGCACAATTAGTTAATCAGGCCGGCCAAAATGGATATAATTACGGATCAGGCGGAAGTGGAGCTTCATCTGCAAATACCGGAGCAGTTGCAGGTGGTAATGGAATGCCTGGTATTGTAATTGTTACTGAATATATTTCTTGATATAAATAAATAATTAAAAGAAAACGCGCCCGTACATAAATGCAGAAGAGCGCGCCATATATTGATTAAATCAAACTCGTGCCAATACTGTCAACAAAACCTGTATTGTTAACCTGAATACTTCCACCAGCTCCGCTAAATTTATAAAAAATTTGAGTATCAGTTCCATTTGCATTTAACTGAGAAAGCAAAGAAAAGTTACCTTCTGATTGAGCGGTAGTTGTTGTATTACCAATCAAAACAACAAACGGGGATGGAGCTGTTATTGCATCATATCCATCTGTTGAAAAGAAAATATCATCACCTGCTGTTCCGACTGCGAGACGATATGTAAATGTACAAAAAATACCATTTCTGAGAGGAACAATCCCCGCTTGGCCGCTAGGATTTGAAGTTAAGGAAATTGGACTATAGGTTGTAGCCCCAGCTCCGCTAAAACGAATTCTGGAAGTTTGTAATTGATATAGACGTTCGTTTCCATTGCCAGATTGTATCCACAAATTAATAGTACCCACGGGTCCAGTATTTGGACCATTGACACCGTTAACAAAGATATACCCTATTCTGCGATATGCATCATATCCTTCGGGTAAAAATTCATTGCCAGTTGCCACAACAACGGCTGGATTAACTAATGGATTGTTACTACCTGTAGTGGTTCCCGCGGTATTTGCGATGAGGTAAACACAATATACGGTGTTGTAGGTTGGAAGCAAGGTAGACATCGGAACCGGAAAACATCCATTTGGACCTGTGTTTCTAAGGTCAACAGTAATGTTTTGTAATCCTGTAGAAAGAGGATCAAATGATATAGCGTAATCAGAAATCAAATCTCGTGCCACGCCAGGAGAAATTGTAAAAGTGTTAGCATCTACAACTGTTAAATTCAAACCAGAGATAAAAGGATCAGACCCATAATAAGGAGCAGTTTTGAATGTTTTAGGTTTAGGTCCAAAAAAAGCCATTGTTAGACTCCTTATTTGAATGCGATAAAAACAGGGGAGGGACCAAAAGCCCTCCCGAAACTGATTAGAATAGATTGTTACCTAAACTATCAGTAAACCCTGTTACCCAAATGCTAGCAACAGCGCCAGCATTACTGACGTTGTATTTAATGGCGGCATTTGTATTGGTTGCAAATACATCTGAGCCAGCAATACCGCATACAATCTCTGCGTTAACTTCGATGGGCTGAGAAGCAACGTTACCAATCAATGTAACAGGAGCCAATGTACCAGCAGTCAAAACGCTAGGCTGAACAGAAAGTACTTGACCAGCAACGCTTGGAGTTAAGCTCAAAGTCAATTGGGCATAGTTTGCATGGCCTGGCATTACAACACCATTCCCAGCCGTTAGGTCAAGAACAGTTGCTACAGTTGCACTACCACCTGTTAAAACAGGAACAGCATCTTGAACCATATATTCTCTGTCATTAGATGTGCCTGCTTGGATCCATTTGATCAACAAACCAGTTCCCGAATCTACATAACAAAGACCAACACGTCTAAATACATCATAGCCAGGAGGCAAAAAGTCATTGCCAGTTGCAATAACAGCAGAAACGTTAACAGCTGGGTTTAAGCTGCCACCGGTTGTTCCAGAGCTTTTTGCAATAACATAGATACCAAAAACAGTATTGCTTGCAAGTGTCAAGTCAGGGATAGCGGTAGGCCAGCAACCACCAGCGCCAACTACTGTTGTATCCAAGAAAATAACTGGATCGGTATTTGCTACGTTACCAGGATAAGTAATGGGAAAATCGTTTGCAAATGCGCGGGCATAGCCAGGTCTCAAAAACATTCTGGTTGTGCTAATAAAGTCCAAATGAAAACCGCTTACGCCAGCGGCGCTTGAAAAATCTGGGACAGTTGTAATGCCTGAAGTAGCTGAAGGTGAGGGAATTAAATAGGCCATGATGTGTAATCCTATAGGGCAAATGAATATGGTGTCAGTTAGGCAAATTTACTTGCCTGCATCTCAAGATAAGTTTAGACTATATATGTAAGAAATACAATCTAACCATGAGAGGGCTAATGCCAAGCAAAGTTATTGTTAAAAACAGAGAGTTACACGACATAGTAGATAGTCGCGATGTTATTCAATATATTATGAATATGCTAGAAAGCGGGGAATATGACCCTCGGGTTGACGATCTTAAGGTCTACACAGAAGAAGAATGGGAAGATATGAGGCCAAAAAGAAAATTAAGTAGATGATGTTCCATAAATATTTTCTATAACCTGGACTGATGGAAAAATAGGAACTCCTGCCTTTTCCTCATATCGACCACAATAAATGAGAAATTCTTCTATGTCCACAACGATTATTTGAGATCCGGATGGAGTCTCGAGGATATCTCCAAAAATTATGTCATTCCCGTTCTTGTCTTTCATTCTTTAGTCTCCTTTTCTTTTATTGTTGCAAGAATGCGATCAATAACACTGTTTATTTGCGCAGATCTCTCATATAAATTTTTAGCGTTCACATAAAACCCGACATTATTAAACTCCATAGAAATAGCGGAGAGATAAGAAGAGCAGTCTTTAAGAATCATTAAATCATCAAGTGTTAACCCGTAAATTTTCATTGATCATTCTCCTTAGAAATCATTTTTTACACCCATTAAAATAATTAATTACTGGTTCACAATAATGCATAACAACGTTTTTATCTATTGGATAATAAAATCTTAAATAAAGCATTGTAAAATCCTCAAGAATCATTCTAGCAGCCCATCCTTCATCATTTTGAGATATATCAATGCTTAATATTTTAGAAAATAATGGCTCAGGAATAATTGAATCTATCTGCTCCGAATCTAGCGGAGCATGATAAAACTTCTTTAATCTAAAGCCAAATATCTTCATTATTCCCCTTTCAATCTTGCTTGAGATTCTCTGTAAATAGCCGACAGTTCTGCTCGTTTCTCATCTTCAAGGTGAAGTTCTTTAATGAGACTTGCTACCTCGGATAGTTCGTCCCAGTCAGATGCATTTTGCAACCTGTTTTTAACCTCATCAAATGTAAACATGACCACTTCTTCGGATTCTAGGGAAGGCTCTATAACTCTTGATTTAAGCTCTAACTTTTCATTAAGCTTTGCAGCATTGCTGGAGGCTGGTTCAATAGTGCGCCCATTGTTATCTTTCCAGTTCTCTTCCTCAGCATATGTACCGTTTAAAGCGGTCATAGCCATACGTATTGCTTGGCTTTCTGCAACCTTTTTAATCATGGTTGTTTTCATGGTTTTCCATAAGGATTGCCCTTTATCATATTCGGATAGTTCGGCCCAAGAAAAGAAAGGACGGGTAGAGGACTTCATAAACACTAGGCAATAAGCGCCGACCAATCTTCCTCTGTCGCGAAAATTATATTTATGGCTAACAAGGCCAGTATTTGAATCATATGAGAAATCATCATTGGCGTAGACAGCATCAGCAATATGGCAATCATAGTTCGCATTACGCCCTATAGCCTTTCTATAACCATCTCTGCCGATAAATATCTGGGCAGCGCTATCGCCATATTTAACAGCCCATATTTCCTTTGTAAACGGATTTAAACCTGTTGCAAGGCCTAACTGAACAAATACCTCAAACTCTGCATTTGTTAAGCTTTTGGCAAATGATTCCTTAATGACCTTTTTGTGCTCTTCTGATTGCCACATCAAAGACATTTTGTCGATTTCATTAGTGGTAGTTAAGTTCATTATATATGCTCCTCGTTATATGCCCAATATGGTAAATCTACGTCTTCAATAATCTCTTCATAACCAGGCCATTCATTGGCCTCTAAACATTGTTGATAAATCTTAGCCCCAATCTTATATTCCTCTCTGCCTTTTTCTAGCGCAGCCTCAGTCAATACGTATGCTTTAACCAGATAAGGCGGCTCTTTTGATACAACAAAAAGAACCACCTTGTCATAGTTGGTGCCTGTGATTGTGGTCAATCCATCACACGCCATGGCACCCTGGCGATGATACCCATAATCGTATATAGAGCGACTAAACGAATGTGCCCTAACATCTTTAGTTGTTTTCACATCTAATATAAGAAACTCGTTATAGAAGTCGGGACGCGTCCTAAGAAGCGCCCCAGACTCCGCATCTATCCAGGCGATAGAATCCTCAACACATCCTTTGCCATGCAGCTTCTTAAACATGGCATGAGATGTTACCGCATCGGACATTGACTTCACTTGGGCCATTTGCTCTATGTTTAAAGCTTGCATGCCGGCGTTTTGTAACTCCATACGCGCGTACTCTTCTCTACCTGCAGTCGTACGTCTGTCGACCTTTGGCATTGTGTAATACATGCTATCAAACTTTTCTGGCTCTAAGCATAGAGTGTGTACAGCAGATCCTATTACAAACTCATCTGATTCTTTACGTTCATATTGACCGGAAAGATATTTATACCAATACATTTTTGGGCAATTTGGCGGTATTAGCAAACCGAGCCCAGAATTACTGATGCCACTACTTTTGTGGTATAGCTCATTGGGTAAATCTTTATATATTCCTGGTGCGTTAATCATTTTTAAACTCCGAGCCATCAAGCACAAATTCGCATTGCTTAAAACGCTCGATAGTTACTTCTGCATCAGCATCATATTCTGAATGACGCCTGCTTGATAATCGCGCATAACGTTCTTCTGCCAAAGTCTCGTAATCTGGATAATAAGCTTCAAAGTAATCGTCGTGTCTCATATACGCCCCCTACAAAAGTATGATTAAGCATACATCAGAATTTCGGCATGCGCAAGTCTTTTTTTGACAAATCTGGTCTTAATTCAAAAATAGTTATTCTATCTTGCAGCATCCGTTCTAACCGATAAGCATATTGCTCGGTAATCACCTTTCTGCCGCAATACCAGTCATTGACCGTTTGGCGAGATATTCCTAAGGATTCGGCTATTGCTGTCTGCGTTTTAAAGAACTTTAATAGTTTATTTAGCCCTTTCAAATGCTTTTGAGTTGGAAATACGGTTTGAATTGGTTTTGGCATAATTATCTCTGTCTGATAAAGCAGATTATTATACGCCTATTTTAGATCAAAAAAAAGCCCCAACAATAAATGATGGGGCTATTTAAGTATTTGGACAATACTTAAAAGACTACCACACTTCTCAAGATATGTGGTAATCTTTTGGTGTTCTATCGATGTTATCAAGTCTGTTCAAAGGAATGATAGCAGGACAGGACACCTATGTAAGCATTCGACACCCAAATTTCGAGGTAAAAATGTCAAACACCTACTGTTTTGTATCATACACAATCAATATCACCATTGCAACCCCTTTATTTAAGTTAATAAAACAACAAAACTGCTCATGTTTTGAACAGTCTGTAAAAGCATTACAAGATAATCTATATGGGGCATGGGGATGCAAGATTTTGGGATCATACCTAGCTGTGGATAACCCTATAAAAGAAAAAAGCCCCGGGTTTAAGCGGGGCTATTTCATTTGGATTGATATTTTCTATAACCAATAGTAATATGTTTGTTCCTCAACGCACATTTTGCTAAAGGTACCCACTGTTCAAAATAGGAGTTAATATCAATGTCTGCCATGCTACTAGATAACTTATCATTTGTCAACCTCAATTTTAATATATCTTTTGATACCTCCTAATCTTTCTTATGGGACTGGGATTTATCGGGGAAACAACGTTGTGCCCAGTTCTATAGAATCTCAACTACAAGGCTATCCATGGTTGAGTACTGAGGGCGAATTGCTGGAACAGTGGGTGCACCTAAGCAATTAGAGAAAGCCAGCAAATGTTGAAGGGGCGTGCTGTCTGGCATAACTTCATAGACATGGTTCGGGTGACGCAAGAGAAACTTGTGTCCTGGCCCGAGCTATGTCTCTGCTAACGTACTATCCAGCATATTAACTAGATCTAGAATATAAATAGATCTTAATTCTAGGGATCTAGATCTCTATGCTAATATTCTAAACAAAGGAGGGAGATCCCAAAATGAAATCTATTAAGCAACAGATCTCCAAATCAAGGGCAAAGTTAAAAGGATTTAAATGATAACCATATTGATATTAGTAAGCTTGTTAGGGCTTTATATTTTTGTAACTAAGAAACTTTTACCAAAAAAGGATGATTCTGGAGATATCTGGGCTCATACCATTATCAGAAACAAGATAAATGCTTATTGGGGAAAAGATGTTTGCGTTGATTCATTTATAATGCCATTGGGAGCGTTTTCAGAAGAACCCTATAGCCTAGAGTGGCCACTAGACAGATTAATGATTGTAAGCGTTTTGGTTGAGTTTAACGGGCATGTTTCTGAGCATTCAGTACTTGTAGAAGAAATAACAGAAAAAACGATTACTGAAGCAGCTGGATCACTTATACTTAAGATAGATGCATATTTAGAACGTTTGACAATATCCGGATGCTAGGGTACTGTACGGTTAGTAGTCCCCTACAACTACGACCTTGGCCCTGGATGGCTTTTCGAGTCTTCTAGGGTCATTTTAGAATGAGATGAAGTGCCGGGAAGGGTAATAGATATCCGCCTTTCATTCAAATAACTATAGGAATCCCGGCAAGTCATTATACAACATTTAAATCACTTTTGTTCTTTAACTGCTTTTTGAACTTCTTCGCCAAGCGTCAGAGCAGCTTTTATATCAGAATCAACTCCCAAGGTATCTTCGCTAGTATTTTCAAGACCAACTTGAACAACTCCAAGAAAGCTTTGTAGGGCACCAATTACTTCACCTGCCTTTTGACTGGGAGTAAAAGCGGCGATACCAGCAGCCACAGATAGAATTGAAGAAAGGACTAATACAATATTAAGCATTGCTTTTTTAACTTTAGGGATGTTCATAACTATTCTCCTGCGCTAATTGGGGACAATATAAGTCTAGCTTATTTTAAGCTATATTTCTAATAAGATTTTAAGTTAGTGTTGACTATAAAACTCAATTCTTTGTATTCTATTTTTCAAATTTTGTACTTCAGAAATGAGTTTAAAAATACATAAGAAACATATCCCGCAAACAAAGTATAAAAACTCAATCATTTTTAA